AAGATGATAGCACCATCACCTGGGTCGCCTTCGGTTGTTGTATCTTTAAGACGGAACTCTAAAGATGTACCAGCATCATCACCAGGGAGGCCTTGGATGCCCAGATCACCTTGAATACCCGTGGTACCTTGAATAGACTGAGGACCTTGCGTACCTTGGTTACCTTGAATACCAGTGTCGCCTTGAACACCTTGTACTCCCTGTACTCCTTGTAGGCCCTGAGTACCTTGTGGTCCTTGAATACCTTGGACACCTTGAATACCGGTTGAGCCTTGGGCACCTTGTGTACCTTGGTTACCACGGAAACCACGAGAACCTTGAATACCTTCTTCGCCTAAAGTACCTTGTGTACCTTGGATTCCAGTTGTTCCTTGGAAACCCTGAACACCGCGGAAGTTACCAATGTTTGTCCATTCAGTATCGCCGCCAACATAAATCCAAAGTTCATCATTAACTTCGTCAATAACACCTTCACCAATATCGCTATTAGCAAAGTTAGTTTCAAGATATGCTACGTTAGCTGCAACTTCGGTGGAACCAATAATTGTAAAGCCTGGACCATAGTCACCTTGTAAACCTTGTAGGCCATCGGATCCTTGGATACCTGTCGTACCTTGTGCGCCTTGTGCGCCATTGCCGTCGTCAAACAGCACCCAATTGGTGCCGTCCGAGTAATACATATTGCCATCTTCTTCATAAATGATGGCACCTTCAAATACCTCGGCATCCAAGGCATCCTTGTCTTGTGGGATACCTTGTCCAAGTATTGTGGTTCTACCGCGTAAGCTCTTAAATCTACTCGACATCGTCTTCCTCTGCTTGGCCTAGCGTGAACGAAATCATAGCATCACATGCTAAGTTTGTATCCGCTTTAATTTCTAATAAATCACCGGACGCAAAGAATTGTCCGTTTAGTGGCAAAGCAAAGGTATCGTAAGATGGAATCGGCATATTTCTGACAACATAAAATTCGTCATTGACGTCGTATCTGTGAGTTCTTACATCAATCTTTACTGTATTTGCGCTATGGTTTGTTAAAACAAGTGGACTGATAACTTCGCCGACACCGGGTTCAGTAACGTTTGACCCGCCGAAAACCAATTCAGGGACCGAGTAATTTGGAACCTCAATGAGTGTTTTCCAGTTTGTTGTCAATGTAAAATTGGCAATGACCGGTTTAGCGTCGGGCGCCTGAGAGGTTGTGATTGTTGTAATCGTATTGTTAGCCATTATAGTACTGCCCTACTGTTAGAAGCCCTTCTTGCAAGTTTACGAACCGAGGATGTAAATGGTCGACCTTCAATTCGTCCTGTTCTACCGTTAATTCTCAGTCCTCTTGCGAAGTACTGGTTGTTCAATTCATCAGCACCTGACCACCTGATACGACCACCGTCTTCATTCAGTACAGATGCAGTAGCACCAATTGCCGAGCCAACGTTTCTAAAGTTCAGCGGTAGCGCGTTTCTGTTAACGCCTGCTGAAGCTCCGTTAAACTGGTGCGCGATTGATTCAACAAGTGAACCAAAGGTCAAGAAGTCTGGTCTAATCACTGTTTCAATTAAAACATTATCAAACAGTTCGTTGAGCATTGTTCTATGATCAGCATCCGGTGCGATATTGTTATTTATATAGGTTTTCATTTGTGTCCAAGCACCTGTGAATGACTCAAGCAGATCAGTATTATTATCATAAGTACTGTCAATCCAATTAGTACCATTAAAGTAATAAATTCTACCAATATAACGGTTGCCATTCCAAGAAGTTGGAATAATATATGCATCCCAACGTTTACGCTTATTATCCCCTGTTCCATCAGGAAGATCAGAAGTTGTTTGCTTAGTGCCTTTGAATCTCAACTTACGCCAATCTGCAAAATCTTTAGGTGGATTAAATACTGGGAATACATGCTGTGCATCAATATTGAAGAATGCCGCAGCAAATGCTCTTGTTGCTGTATCTGCCCCATACTTTTCGTTACCTTCATCTTCAAATCTAAAGTCGTTTTGAATTGTTTTTAGAAGGTTATTTGCATCACGGTAAGTTTTTGGTAAGTCAATAAACTTGTACTCAGACGTGATAAATCTTTGTACTTCGCGCTGTAGGAATCTCTTCTTATTCAATAGAATATCTCTTGAGAATCTAAACGCTTTATTGATATCGTCTTCCCATGTAAAGTCTGGTTCAACTAATGGACCCAAGTACTTCGGCGAGTTGAAGTAAAGAGCGTTGTAGAAAATCATACCGTTATCGTATGCTTGTTTTGCTCTTTCTTCATCACCCATTTCTGGACGAAGTTTTTGGCCAGGGTAAGAACCTGTTACAACATCACGAATAATTTCACCTAGGCGGCGATAAGATTGCGCTGTTGCAACTCTTGTGTTTTCAGGAATACGCAGTTGGTTATTCCAATAATAGAAGTCTGCGTTCCAACGAGATGCTGCATTACCGCCGTAGTTAAGGTCATAGCTGATAGCATCAATGATATATCCTGAGTCTCTACGACACTTAGCTTTGCTGTAGTCAATAATTGTGAAGTTATCTTTAATGTGTTGTACCACATCGTCAGCAAGGAAGTCAAGATTTTCATCAATCTCGTCAGCTGCCCATACCTTACTTGCGTCAACCCAAGATGTATCAGGTTCAACCAATTCAGGCAATGCATCCAATCCATCTCTGCGGATTGCTTCTTCGATAATGCGGATCAGGTCTGCTGCATATTCACCTTCGGTTGCAGTTGCTGCTGTACCTGATACGTCTTGCTGGGTTGTAGTATATTCACTATTGTTAGTATCAATCTCTTGAATAATATCGCTCACAAGATCCGCCATCTTATCGTAAAAGTCCGCAGTCTGCTGACGTTGGTCAAATGGCAATACGCTTGTTGCGTTATCGAAGTACATATTAGCCGAAAGTCTTGTTGCATAGTTTGTTACGTGTTGCGTATCAAACGAAATTGCATCAAGAATAATACCAACGTCACGGCGGCATTTTTCTTTCGGATAACTGATGCCGTTGAATTCACTTGAGATGAAGTTAACCATGCTTGTGACTAGATCTTCAAGCTCATCATCAACTTTATCTTTCTCTGTAATAAACTCAGTTGGTACCCAATTTGTAAATGGCTCAACTCTTGCTGGCAGATTTTCTGGGCTGTTGTCTCCAGTAATATGAGCAATCATTTCGCCTAGTTCTTGCACTTCAGCCGCGATTACTCTTCTTGCCGCAAGGTTGCGCTTATCTTGTGTATAATCGTTGCCGTCTGTTTTGGTGATATCTTCGTTACGAACAATATCGTGCATTACCTTAGCCATGTGCATAAATGCTTTCTTCGTTGGCTCGCGCTGCTCTTTTGGTAATGTGCTCACCGCATTTACGAAGTAAATCTGAGCATTGTTCCACATTGCTGAGTTACCACCATACTGGATGTCGTGGGAGATCGCATCAACCATGTATCCTGTATCGCGACGACATTTATCTTTATCATACTCAAGATAATCAAACTTGCTTTGCAGATAATCATTAATGCCATCAGCCAGTGCTGTTCTGCGACCATTGATGATTGTTACTTCATCTTCATAATCGTAACCTGTACCAGTTGAAGCCTGTGGCTCAATTGCGGCTGGCATATTGATTAATGAATCCTCTGCAATAATATCTGCGACGATTTCCCATAGTCCTGGAAGACGGTTTGCTTCCGCGGCAGAAGCTGTGCTGAATCCTGCAGTTACCTGAGTTTCTGCATTGCTCAATGATTTTGAAACAGTCTGCTTCAATACAACTTGTTTAGCAACTGCGCCCAAGTGTTCAAATACTGCTGCAGTTGGTGCACGTTGAGCTGCAGGCAATCCTACGTTTACACCTTCCTCAAAGTACAGTCTTGCAACGTCTCTCATTGCAACATTTGAAGCATGCATGATATCGTGTTTAATTGCGTCAAGCATAAACCCAATATCACGGCGACACTTAGCAGCATCGTATGTTAGAGAAGCATAGTTTGTTGCAATATAAGCAATCCCTTCTTCAACAATAAAGTCACGGTTTAAATCCAAACCATCTTCGACATTTTGAGCCGATACATTTTGGAATGCTGTTCCGTAGTTATATGTTGGGGCGCCGCTTGTTCCATTTTTCATAATATCTATGATATTATCAAACGATGCCTTGGCAGTTGATAGAGCTCCACCAGTTAATCTTGGCTCAATATCTTTTCTTAAATATTTAATTGCTTCGATTGTTTCTGCGAGTTGTTCTTCAATTACCTTATCAGTATTCGTTGTGCCTGCGCGGTATGCACGGCCTGCATAAATGCCGTTATAATTACCACCAGTTTGAACATCACGCTTAACTGCATCAAGGATATATCCTACGTCACGTTCACACTTGTCTTCGTCATAAGTAAAGTATTCATCGCTAATGTATGCAATCACTTCGTCCTGAATAAATTCTTTGTTCATTTGAAGCGACTTACGAGCAAATGTTCTGCTTGGCTCAATTAGCGGAGCAGTATCAGTATTTGCAGTTGGAAGATCTCTGAGCGTTTGTTGACCTTTTGAAACATCCAACGATCCACCTAGATCAGGTATTACAAGACGATCATCAACCACTGCTGAAATGATATTTGCTAAACGCTTAGCTTCAGTTGCTGTTGCGGCTGTTGCTGCGGTACCTGTTGTAACCTGATCTTCGTCGTTGCCAGTTGTTTTTGTAACTGCCGTTTCTTGAACAACATCCTCAATGACATCAGCCAAGTGTTCAAATGCAAGTCTTGTTGGCTCACGTTGCTCGTATGGAAGAATGTTAACTGCGCCTTCGAAGTAGTATCTTGCCGCGTTAACTGTTGCTTCTTCACCGCCGTATGATAGATCTTCAGTAAGAGCATCAACAATGTAACCAACATCGCGTGGGCACTTATCTTCTTGATACGCAAGACCGTTATATTCTTCACGAATGTGGTCAATGATTTCGTACTGATACTTTTCTGTTGCACCCCAGATTTCTTCATACTGGCGATTGATTTCAGAATCGTAACCTGTACCTGACAATGTTGGCTCTTTAAATGTTGGAGTAGTTAGACCAGTATCTTTACCGTCTGTTCCATATCCTGGGCCGCCTGATACATACCCTGTAGTATCTTCGTAACCTTCAGAACCAAATGTTTCTTTATAATTATCTTCTTCAATAATATCTGAAACTGTTTTAAACAATCTCACAACTTCATTTGCAATTTCAGGACTTACAGATGGGCGGAATACGCCGTTTGTTCTTACGTATGTATGAACTCCTGTGTAACCTTTTGCATCACCTACATCCAATGTGAATGTATTTGTATCGGCTTTAATAATTTCGACCGGAGTATTGAAGTAAGGATCTGTTGCTCTTGGGTGGCTGATTTGAGTATTTGAAACAGAAGTATTTGAGCAAGAGAACGTAATTGCCCCTTCTTCCATTACAACCCAATCGCCTTTCTCCATGCCGTGAGCGTTAACAGTCACAACCATCAATCCTGTAATTGGATCGTATGTTGCATCTGTTGGTTCAAGCTCATTATTTGAAGCATTCATTACTTGTGCTTCAGGCGTTTGAAGAGTAACGATTTCTTCTCTTACAATTTGACCTGCAAGATTTGCAATGTGTTGGTACGCAGCTGCAGTTTTTGGTTTTTCTTCTTCAGCCAATACGGATGCTGCATTGTCAAAGTAAACTCTCGCGTTACCTAATGTTGCAGCGTTTGAACCGTGCTGAACATCCCAAGATACTGCATCGATGAAGTAACCTAAATCGCGTTCACAATCTGCTTCGTCGTATGAGAAGTCAGGATATGTGTTTGCCATCCAAGATGTAACTTCATCTTGAAGTACTGCTTTGTTTGCCTGCAATGCCTTTCTTGCGGCAAGTGCATCATCTGATACATAACCATCACCGAATGTAATAATGTCAGCATTTGAAGTACCGTTCTCCATGATTTGAACGATTTCATCAAACGCTGTATTTGCTCTTGATTCTGCATCACCGCTTAGAATATCTGCAGCAACCTGATCTCTCAACCAACGAATTGCGCCAGCAGTTTCTGTAAGTTGTTCTGTAATTACAACGTTAGCCGATGCGTTACCTGAACGATAAGCATAACCTGCAAAGATAGAGTTAATGTTTGAGTCTGTTGCCATATCACGACGTACTGCATCAAGGATATAACCTGTATCTCTCATGCAGCGTTTGTCATCATAGACAAAGTAGTTATCTTTGATCCATGCATCAACTTCAGCCTTCAAGAATTCTTTGTTGTCTTGAAGTTGTTCTGCGGCGTTAACCTTATCACGCGTAATTGTTGAACGCATCTTGATAACTGATCCGTCTTCAGCCGATACAAATGTATGGTTGTTTGCATAACCGTTTGGAACAGAACCTGTGTTCACTGTAATTGTTGTGTTAGATACTGCAGTAACCTTAATTGGTTTCTGATAGTTAGGCTCACCAATACGTGGGTGGCTGATTTCTGTTACTACTCCACCGTTTGCACAGCTGAATACAACCGACTGTGGCTTGAACTCAATATGGTCATCAACTTCAAACCCGTGATCCGCGCCAAGCGTAAGTTCCATCACACCTGTGTCAGGCGCATACGTTGCAGTCGTTGGTGTATGATATGAATCCACTTTAGCAGGATCGTTAAAGTAAATTGCGTTTGAGTCGATACAATCATTATCTGCTGATACGAATGTATGAGCTTCTTGATAACCGTTTGCATTACCTACGTTAACTGTAATTGTTGTTCCTGTTGCGGCAGTAATACGAACTGGCTGACGGAATGCAGGTTCAGTTGAACGTGGGTGAGTTAATTCAACAGTTGTATTTGCTGCAGTATTTGCGCAGGAGAATGTGATTGAAGAATCAGCAATCTTAATCCAACGTCCTACCGGCAGATTATGTTGACCGATGTCAAGTACCATATC